TGATGTTCCCAACAACTTTGTATAAGGCTTTTGAAGCCAAACTCAAGGAGAAGAACACATGACAGACGAGGACTTGGTTAAAAACCTAGCTTGGTTTAGAGAAGAGGCTGGTCTTGAATCTGCGTATCCCGTTACGCACCCCATGTCAATGTTTATTAGGGCAATCGCCGCAAGAGAGCGCCTAAAGAAGCGTGAATGGATTGGGCTGACGGATGAGGATGAACTTGATTGGGAAGAAGGTGGCAACTTAAAAGATTTAGTTAAAGCCATCGAAGCCAAACTCAAGCAAAAGAACGGTTACGCCGAGGAGAAGAACACATGACTGACGAACAAATTGCAAAATTATATGACCAAGCCTTGGTTATTGAAAACAATGGTGACTATGTTGCTGGCGAATTAGACTTCGTAAAGTTTGCCAAACTGGTAGCACAGCATGAGCGAAAGGTGTGCGTTCAGTTAGCGGTGGATGCAATAGCGTTTAATGGCGGAACAGTACAAATGGAATCCCATGTTCGACAAGCAATTGAAGCTAGAGGTGAAGAGTGATTAGCAAACAGCTAATCCTAGCTAATGCTCCTAGTAACATTGGGCAGCAGGTACACGTTAACCACACAGGCTGCGAAGCAGGTGAGGACAAGAAGCGTAGGTTGTACATCAAGCGTACAGATAAAGGTCTGCTTGCATACTGCCACCACTGCAACGACAAGGGCTTCGCATCGGACACCAGCACTAGGTTGTCGGAGTGGCTCCACAAAGACACGACGACCAATCACAGCAGCTTTAAAGCTACATTCGGACCACTAAGTCCCGAAGGTAAGGTGTGGCTACACAAGCACTACTGCGACACAGCAGATGTTTACTTCAGGGGTGTACTAGGCCACCTAGATCAAGTTGCTCTAACTCTGTATGACCCACACTGGAATCCCATAGGCTATCAGATCAGGAACCTCAAGAAGGAACCTAAGTATCTGACAAAGATTACAAGCACAACAGCAGACTCTGCTTGGTTCAAAGGTGAAGGTAAGACTTTATACATCACCGAGGACTATCTCAGTGCGTACCGTATTCACAATGACCTGGATGCTACTTCGCTAGCGTTACTAAGAACAACTATCACTGACAAGACTCTGATCCAAATCAGTGAACTAGGTTTCAAGAAGATTTTTATATGGCTAGACCCTGATGAAGCAGGGAGAAAGGGGGCACGGAAAGTGCAGGAGACACTTTCACACTATCTGGATCGTGATGTTGAAATCTTCAACTACGAGAACAGTAAAGAACCAAAACAATATAAACCAAAGGAACTCAATGGACTACTCAGTTCTTTATCTCTGTGCTGAGAGCAGAGAAAACTTTAGTAAGTACAGGAGGTACGTAAAGCCTCATGTAGTCACTAAGGAAACAACAGTCATCCTTGATGGTATGGATCGTTACTACAAAACGTTTCCAAGAATTAGCAAGGTTAACTGGGATTCGTTCTCTGCATACTTAATAGCGGATCAAAGCAAGCGTTTGACTGACGATGCAATCGTTAAGCTGCGTATGACTTTGACCAAAGCAAAAGACTTTGAACCACACCATGCTCACGAGGAAGTAATCAAGACTCTTATCGAGTTAGATTACCTAGCGAAGATCATGGAGGAATGTGAGAAAGTCAAAGAAGGTTCTAGCGATCTTGAACACGTTCATATCCTAGCAACCAATGCTCTTAAAGATGTGGAGAGATACATTGAAAAAGATGAGCTGTTTGTTAGTGCTGATCTATCTACTATTGCGGATCGCATATCATCTTCCGGCTACGAATGGCGCTTGGACGTACTTAATCGTTCTCTGGGTCCTCTCCGCACTGGCAACTTTGTCATTGTTGCTGCTCGTGTCGAAGTGGGCAAGACAACTTTCTTAGCCAGTGAGGTGAGCTATCTGGCTCAACAACTACCCAAGGATCGTCCTGTGGTATGGGTTAACAACGAAGAGGAATCTTCTGTTGTGTTCTTCCGTATCGTTCAGGCTGCTCTTGGTAAAGAGTCTAAGGACATCATTGCTGACTCTAAGGCAGCTATAGATGCTTACACAACTCTTATGGGTGGTAACAAAGATAAGATCCGTGTTACTAAAGACACCAACAATCTCAAAGACCTTGAGACTCTCTTCAAAGAAGTCAATCCAGGTTTGATCGTATTCGATCAGCTTGACAAGATTGATGGCTTTAGTAAGTCTGACGACAGAGAAGACATACGTCTAGGTAAGATATACAAGTGGGCACGTGAGCTAGCTCGTAGCTATGGTCCAGTTATTGCTGCATCACAGCTAAGTGCTACTGCTGTAGATCTTAAAGATCCTCCGTTTATTGGTCTTGATGCCCTGCGTGGTTCTAAGACTGACAAACCTGGTGAAGCTGACGTTGTTATCACGTTAGGTAAGTACAAGGAACCTAAGAGTCCAGAGGAAGAAATGATCCGTACTATCAATGTTCCTAAGAACAAACTTCCTGGTGGTGGTGCTAAACAGATGGAGTCAGAACGTCACGGTCAATACCTTGTGACTATTGATCCTATCCGTGCACGTTTTCAATGAAACCTATTTGTGTTACACTCAAATTGGTCTAATAATTGGAATTGCACATGAGAAAAATTTACAACACACACGAAGAACGACTAGCTGCTCGTAGAGCTAGACGACGAGATGAACGTGGTTTATCAGAGTTTGATTACAAATGGAAATGGATCAAAAAACGCAAAGATGGTTGTTGGGAGTGGTTAGGACAAAAGTGGAGAACTGGTTATGGCTATGTTCGATTTCGTCTTGACGGCAAAATAAAACATATTGCTGCACATAGATATTTTTACAAACTGCACAAAGGTGCATTTGATGAAACATTAGATGTGCTACATACATGTGATAACCCAAGCTGTGTTAACCCTGACCACCTTTGGTTAGGTACACACGCAGACAATATGCGAGACATGGTAGCTAAGGGTCGGCATGTAAAGCGTGGTCAAAAAAAGTATGAGTAAATTAACTAAAGAAAGGCGATTGGAAAACCATGACCAATCCTACATTTGTAGCTATAGATGTTGAGACAACACTCAACGGTAATGAAGAAATCGGATCAGCGCATCCTAGTCATCCAGATAACTACGTAGTAGCTTATGGCATAGACGCAGATGACTTCAGTGCAACAACATACGAGGAAGAAGTATTTGAGCGTGAGCTATATACCTTCCCTAGAGATGCAATCCTATGTGGTCACAATCTAAGCTTTGACTTAATGTATCTGTTTAAGATAGGTACACACGCCAAAGAGGTTCTACAGAACCACATGATCTGGGATACACAACTAGCTGAATACATTCTTACGGGTCAACGCACTAAGTTCTCTAGCTTAGATGAGTTGTCAGTTAAATATGGACTAGAAGTTAAAGATGATCGCATCAAGAAATACTTTGAAGCTGGTCTAGGTTCTGACAAGATTCCCAAAGAGGAGTTGATTCCTTATCTTGAACAGGACGTATACAACACTCGCATCATTGCTGAGAAGCAATACAAGCAAGCTGTAGCACAGAATCAACTAAAACTTATTCAGTCTCAAATGCTAGCCTTACACGCTACAACAGAGATGATGTTCAACGGCTTACACATTGACAAGGAAGCACTTGATAAGTACACAGTTGAGGTTGTTAACGAGTACGTACAGGTCAAGCTTGACTTGGAAGAGTTAGCTCGTGGATATCTTGAAGATATCAACAGTCCTAAACAGTGGTCACAGTTCTTCTTCGGTGGTACTAAGAAAGTCAAGGTCAAAGAGGAAGTAGGCTTCTATAAGAACGGTAAGCCTAAATTTAAATTGGTAGAAAAAGCAGTTACGTTGCTGCCGTTTATCAAGTACACTCCTGATCCCGACAAAGTATCAGCTAAGACAGGCCAAGTGTCTGTTGACGATGAAGTCCTTAACGACATGTTGTACCATACGCTTGATCTTAAAGCTAAGACGATCATCAACAAGCTGTTGAAGTATCGTGAGTTGTCTAAGCAGCTCTCAACGTATGTACAAGGTCTTAGCAAACACATCATCGTTAAGCACGACGGTGCATCATACATACACGGTAAGTTGAATCACACATCGACTGTTACAGGTCGCTTGTCATCAACAAGCCCCAATCTACAAAACATTAGCAACAACCCTATCAAGCAGATTTTTACATCTCGCTTTCCAGGTGGTCGTATTGTTGAGGTTGACTTCAATCAACTAGAGGTTGTAGCTCTTGCTCACGTTACCAATGACAAACAACTTATCAAAGACATCTCAGGTGGTGCTGACATCCACTCTGAGTTGTACAAGGATATGTTTGGTAGGTATCCAACCAAGGAA